CTTGCTACTGCGTTGTTGAACGGCGTTACTGGTCAGTATTCAAAGGTTCCTTACAATGAGTATTTAATACTTACCCGTAAGGGCGCCCAGGTGGCTCTTGGCCAATGGGTTGTCAATGAATATCGAACCGCGTGTAAGGTTTACGCGGGTACCGAGACTTACGACGCGTCCAATGTTAGATCTGGACTGTCGTGTCATGTAGGGTTGTTGAATGGTTATTCAGCAACAATAGGTGACTCTCTCGTTACTGGGGTAATTTAACAAATTACCTTGTTCCTCTGAATATTTCTTATCTCTTTTGGAGTTATTAATATGCGTAAAAGTGAAGTTGCTCTTTTTGACACTTTATTAACGGAAATTGAAAATGATATTTACAGTTCCTTTCGTGATCCCGACATTCAGTCGGAGGAGGTGGTTATTTATGAGAACAGTAGAATTGGCTGCAAGGCCTCTTGTACTTATGCTCGTTATTTGGCTATCATGGGTTTATTACCCGCCCTTAGAAAGAAGTTTACTGGAACTACTTCGTTTCAGTCAACATCTCCTAGTTCAAGATATAATGCCGCTCTTCAAGACTTTCTTGATGACAATGCACGATGTCTTGTTTTCTCTGCCACCTATAACCCAGCCGTTTACGATGGACATCTCCTCAATGGATTTGTTTCAGTCGTGCGCGGTGAAGTTATTAGGTTGCTTGGAAACACGATAGTGAACGATGACTCTTGTAGTGGATTTTCCCTCTCGAGTCTTAGTCGTTTTCTCCGTTCCGGGCCTGGTGCATCAATTGGTGTACCGGGGGACCCAGGAACGTTTGGACGTCTTTGTGAAAGCCACATGACTTTCTCATCGATACGCGTCCAATCTTTGTATAATTGCTTATGCAAAGCTACTCGACTCTCGTGGGACGTTGAATTAACTAGACGTCTTCACTATGGGTCTGAGGATTCCGTTAACGCTACCGCAGTCTTCATGACTGCCCCGAAGGACAAAGAGAAAGACCGTGGCATCTGCACACAACCCTCCGGTAATATGGCATGTCAACTCTCAATTCATGAGGTTTTATGCCTAGTACTGAAAGACCAGTTTGATACTGATCTTGAGAATCAACAATTTAAAAACAGGCATCTTGCTTATTTAGGTTCATATGACGGATTCCATCTGCTTAATCGCACATGGAACTTTGTCACTGTGGACCTTAAGTCAGCGAGTAATTTTCCGCTTGTTCTTATTCAGGATTTATTTCCTGAGTTCTTTTTTGAACTTGTTGATACCGTGCGTTCGTCTGAAATCCAAGTCGAGTTCAAAGGTGAAAACACCTCTCCTCGTCTTGAGACGAAGCACATGTGCAGTACGATGGGTAATGGAATTACTTTTTCGTTGATGACGGTACTTCTGTCAGCTATTGTTAAAGTGTTATACACCTTACAGGATATCCCAGAATACGATATTGAGCCCTTAACTGGGCGTCGCATTAAAGCCTGGGCTGTTTACGGTGATGACATAATAGTTGATAAGTCTGTCTACTCTGCTTTACAGCAGGCTCTACAGGCTTTTGGTTTTATTGTTAATAGTAAGAAAACACATACTTCCGGATACTTCCGTGAAAGCTGTGGTGGCGACTATTACCGTGGAACCAATGTCCGCCCTGTGTATTGTGAATCTCTCGATACACAAGCTGATGTTTACTCTCTCCTTAACAGACTCGTTAATTGGGGTGCTACGCACTCCGTTGATCTGTCAGGTTCTCTCCGTTTTTTGCGGGAGTCCCTGGCAGTGTTCGGGACTGAACATAGGGTTCCCAATTGGGAAGACGTCAGTTCAGGTTTTCACGTTCCTTTCTCACATTCATTTAACCACCAGCATATAGCAAAAACATCAACTATATGTATGAGCGAACCCTTAAAGGAGAAAACTATAAAAGTCAATCCCTCGGGCCGTATGTATGTGAAATTGGCACCTATACCTTCGAAGAC